CATTTAAAGTTTGCTTACGATTACCCTTATAGTCTGGTGAAATAAGTTTTCTTTGGGACGAGTTATTCTCCCCATCCCAAAACACAATTACTTTATCATGATTGTGTTCATTAAGAAACTTTTTGATTGTATTGACAAAATGATAGATACCTCCAATATGTTTACCCTCATGATAGAAATCTCTAACCCCATGAAAACCTATTTTAAATAAATTATTTCCGTCAATTAATAATGTTTTAACCACTTTTTATGCGTTAAATTGTTACACTTCCTGTTTTTCTTCTTCTAACTTAAAGTCACCTTCTACACCAATGACTTCTTTCCAATACTCAGATTGTTCACCTTTGTATTTTTCAATTGATTTTTTTTCTTCACTACTTTCCTTACCTGCTAAGAATCCGTGTGGGGTTACAATTATTTTCCCATCAGCATATCCTAATCCATTAATGTGATTTTTCATTACTGATATTTTTGTTCTTGAAGCGAACTTTACTTTTCTTTTGTTTTTAACCGCAGATATAGTTGTTGTACCAGCATTTTTTTGATTACCAAATAAAAACACCAAAGATGAGTTTAACCATATTGATTCTCCACCTTTAGCCTTAATTTTGGGTTGACCAAATGGTGAGTCAGGTAAAGCCACCCACGGTTGATTAACTATTAGTAAAGTATTTTCATACTTAGAATCCGCCTTACGTGAACCCGATATCCTTTGGTTGATACCCATACCTATTTTATCCGCTAATGTGGACGCATTATGTTGTTTACCTCCTTTACCATCAAAAGTCATCTTACATGGTACCGAACCTACTGAATCCCATAAGAAAAGTAAATCATACTCTAATTCACCCTTATTTTGTGCATCCAATAATTCATTGATGTAGTCAGTTATTTGCTCAATATAATTAAAATTATTATTAAAAATAAAGAACCCGTCCCAATCTAATTCACCCGTTTCTTCATCCACAACTTCTTCACATTCAAACCCCATTAACTTAGCGTGTTCAAATGACCATTTTTGTTCGGTAATTATAAACACAGGTAAAATACCTTTTTTTTGTGCGTCAACCGCCGCCTTTACTAATGCTGTTGTTTTACCCGTATCTGAATGACCTAAAAACATATTTAAATGACCAATTGCGGGGCCAGGTAATCCGACCGCATCTAAGAAATCCTCACCCAAATCAAAAAACCTTTGCGGTTTATATTTTGCGGATGTAGAAAATTTCTTCTTTATACTACTAAAATCTTTTTTCTTTATTGCCATATTTTTTTAATTTGATAAAGGTGGTAACGACATCACTGTCGTCACCACCATCATGTTAGTTGTTATTAAAATGGTAAGTCCGTATCCACACCCATTTTTGATTGTGGGTCAGTTGTCTCTTCGGTTTTAGTTGATTCATTTGAACCCCCTAATACCACTTCAGAAGAGTCGTCACCATAAACATACTTCTTTAAGTCAGAACTCCAAACAGGTGTCTCACCTCTTGCAATTGCCTCTAAGTATTCCACAGGTTTCTGTGCGTAAACATCTTGCCATGTTAACTCATTAGTCATCCACTCATCCATTTGAGACTTTTCTGAGTGTATCGGACATGGGTCATCATACATAACTGTCTGTACAACCGTATACTCAATACCTTTAGGTGTTTTAGCCTTTGATAATTCAACCATTAAATCACGTCCTTCATTCGCGTCGGTTACGTCTCCCTTAGCTTTCCATATTGGAATGATTTTATCTAAGATACCTTCTTGTTTGTAGTTATCTTTAAATCTCCAAAATTTAGGTCCGTGGTCTTCATTATCTCTATCAATAAGTTTTACGATATAGAATTTACGTGGACGATATTGTCTCGCCAAATCCTTGTCAGATTCCTTACCTGTTGAGATTAGTTCTTCGTAAACCTCTGTAAGAGGTGAACGTTCTCCGTCATTCTTTCCTGGGTCATATAGTTTTGTCCATTTACCGTCAATCTGTACTTCATGGTACCACACTTCTTTAAAAGGTGATGACCCGTCAGGTGTTGGTAGGATACGTACTCTTTTTTGCCCCGAACTTGTACCTTTTGGTAAATAAGTCGTGAAATAACGTTTTAGTCTATCTTCTTGAGAGATAGATTGTTTTCCATTGTTTGATTTTGAAGTATTCTTCTCGTACTGAGCTAATACTGCGTCTAATGCATTTGCCATAATTTTTCTTTTTTCTCTGTTATTATTTATTTATCGTTTACTCAATTATAATATAACAAAGAAAGTCATTAAGTCAAATAAAAAAAGACCATCGAAATGGTCTTTTACTGTTTTTATAAAAATTATATAAGGGGTGTTAATATTCGTTTTCTAATGGTGCATCAAATGAATCTTTAATGTCTCTATCAGTGTAGTTCTCAACTTCATCGGAAGTTAAAACATATTCATTTTTACCCGTTTTTTCCATATCGGGACCTTTGTCCATAAAGAAATCAGTTAACTTTTGATTATACGGATAACTATCTAAACTTCTTAATTGTAATTTTTCTTCAGGAGATTTTTGACGATACTTATCTACTTTATCTTCTAAACTATTAATTTTGACTAATATTTTATCCATATCAGATAATTTAGAAGTGAGGTCATTTAACCTATCCATCATACTATCCATATACTCCTCTTGTTTGGTAGACATATCTTTTTGAGTCGTCACTAAATCAGTGATATCTAATTCTTCAGTACCACTTTCTTCACCACTTAATTCAGATGTAGGTTCCCCCACAACTTCCACTTCAGGGTCAGACTCAACATCGACAGGTTGTACATCGTCAATATCAAGTTCAGAACCATCTAACCCAACATCTTCACCTCCACCTTCAATTGGTTCAGGCAAATCAGTTTCTTGCTCGCTAATATATTTGTTAATATTATTATATTTACTTATCTCTTCTAATATTTTCTTATCTACAGACATTTTGTATTTTTTTTTAACCGTTCAAGAGTGTTTTTACCCCGTGAGGTGTTTCAACTCTTAAAGTCCTATTTAGTTTCATAGAATTATCAACTCTTTCTATAAGGCCATCTCTCATTCTTACAGTATAACAATCTCCAGTGTCTAAATCACAAACTTCTTTGTAACCATTACCCGTATTTTTTTCAGTTATTCTAGTGTCTTTTGACAAAAACTGGTCTAATAATGCTTTAGTATCCATAATCTTTTATTTATAAATATACGATAAATGCCCTTTTTCTTAAATTAGTTTCTATTCCAAGCGTTTATTTTAGATTTAAAAACCACCTCAGCTTTATCAAAAAGTTGTTTTGATACGCTATTCGCATTTAAATCATGATTAACTGACGCAATAATCGAATCATCGATATTACTACCCGCAGTCAATTCTTTATCCATAGTAGTAAATCTAAAGGTATAATACCATAAGTATGCAAATGTTTTAGGTAAATTACCATTTATTGTTGTATTAACTAAAAACGCCTCAATTATTTGTTCGTACTGTGAACATACTTGATTCATGAATTTAATTGAATCTCCTGGCGATTTAAATGAGAGGTAAGGTACCGCGTAATTAGTATCATTTACACAGACTTGTTCTTCAAAGTTAATTGTCCATCTAGCATTTTCTTTAAGGTTTTTTAAATTGAAGTGATTATTATTTATACTCTCCACATTAGTACCATTACCATTTTCAACATAACCAACCCCAAAAATAAATCGTTTTACATTCTCATTTAGATTACTACTTCCGTCAATTAAAGTTTTAAATTTAGTCTGAGTAATACTTTTTCCTGTAATATCAACATAAGGTTTATTAATTTTTTGTACCGCAACACATTTTTGGTCGTCCGCAATTTGTGTTTTTGCCCCACTCTTGGTTGAACTATTTTTTATATCTGTTGACCTAGTAACTGTGTCTGCAGTAGAACCCGCAAGTGTAGGTATTCTTCTAACTTCCGATAAGTAGTTTTGTACAATTTCTCGGTTGACACTCGATATTAATCCATTAGGCATTTTTAATGAGTATTTTGACATTCGTACACCTTCAAATGTTGTTTGGAAATCTTTAGTTGTAATATCATGACTAACACTCGTAATTAAATATGGTCCATAAAACATAGGAACATATCTTAAATTAAAATACATTGTAGGTTGAATCATAACATTACCCATAGACGTAACACTACAATTATAACTAGACGCTTTATAAAAATTATATAAACTTACCGACTGTTGAGCCACTTTTTGTCCATCAGCCTGTGAGCCCATATCCGCTAGTATTTGAAACGTTGGTGCAATATTTTTTCTTTGAGACATATCAATATTGATTGATTTAAATATACTTTGATTTTGTATACCGAAGTCTACATTAAATGCGACTACCTTATTTCTATCTGAGAAATTAGTGACACCATCTTCGGTTGCTCTAACCCCACTTTGTGATGGTATTGATAAATCAAAAGCATCATCTCCGTATAGGTAATTATCGTTTTCAGGTGATGTATTTAATTTTTCTGCGGGTTTACCAACATATATTGCCAATAATTTAGGTTCAGACGTGTGAGTGTCGACTTCTAAAAATGTTCCAAAAGTATTATTAGCGACATCACTAAACGCCGGATTAGGCATACCTTCTTTTACTCTTTCGTTTCTACCATAAAAATTTGCGTAAGATGGTGCGGGCATAAATATAAAATTATTTTTTTCTAAAATAGTTCCTATTAAGTCCAACACACTTGTTTGAGCTAAATTACTTTTTAAAAAACCTCTTAATTGATTAATATCAATAATTACCTTATTACCAATAGGTCTATTCGCCTTATCCAAAAATAAAAATTGCTCAAATAATGTTTTATTCTTAACATCTTGACCTGATATCCACCTATCATTAAAGTTTTTAAATGTTTCCCATAATTCAGTTTTTAATGCCCCTCCCTTATCATCTAATTTAGAAATCCTTGATTGAGTATTGTTTACTTTAACTGACGGTAACGTTGTATTTAAATTAGTGAAAATTTGGTTTAACATATCATTTTGAAATGTTACCTGACCAGACATAAAATCATCAAATGTTTGTTGAAAATCACTCTTAGTTAAATTATTGTCATTCATTTTTTGTGTTGCAAAAACTTTAATAATTTGTGACAAATCTCTAACATTTTCTTTAGTAAACTGAATATCCATAACAGGAAAAAAATCAGTAATAAAAGAACCATTATCACTATACATTAAATCAAAGTCTTCATACATACCAACACGTAAATATAATTCATCCCATACTTCAGGGAATGTTCCTTGGCTCGCAGCCAATGTAGTTGAGTTTGTCGCAGTTGGAACACTATTCTCTCTATAATAACTAAAGTCAATTGGGTCTATTGGAACAATATTTTCAATGGATGAGAATGAATCAAACACTCGTCTATTAAATCTCCCTGGGTTACCTATTTTTAATATAATATCCCTTTCCTGTATTTGAGTTTTATTTAAATTAACAAATTGCTCCATTTGATTATCAGAAATACTCTTAACATCATTTATTGAATTATCTGTTAATTCAGGTTTATCAATAATGAGTAAACTTTTCATTACTTTTTCAATATTATAATTGTACTCAATATTAAACGCTCCTAAGTATTCGTCATCGTTAGGTGTGGATGGATTAAATACTATGTCTTCATAGTCCTTATCTTTTTTACAAAAATTTAAAAAGTGTTTTTCAAATTCATCTAACATCTCTTTAGAGAAAATTGCAAAAATTTCCTCAATAGATTTATATGGGTTATCATTATCTTTATTAATAATATTAAACGCATTTTGTTGAGTATCCCCCGTATCAATAACTTTAATATATTGATTTGTCTTGGGTTTTCTTACCCATTCATTATTATAATACCCATAATTAGATGATGCCCACAATGACCTAACATTACCATTTTGAATCGATTTATTATTAATATCTATACTTTGGGTTAAGTGGTTTTGTGAGTTTAAACACTCCCTTTGAGCTTGTGTAAATTTTAAATAACCTGAGGATGGTATTATTAACATCTTTGGTGAAGTAGTATTTTCACCTGAAACTGTAAAATTGAAATCAAAACTAATGTTACCCTCAATATCAAAGTATTGATAGTAACTATCATAACTTAAAGTATTAAGTACGTTATCTTGGTCATATCCCGCAGGTAAAAAATTACTTTGTGATTTACCTAATTTGAATTTACCATTATTAAATAAGTCATTCATTTCAGTGTTGGTATACCCCGTTAAAGGTGATTTACCTGTAAAGAATTTGTAAGTGTCATTTACTACTTTAGGATAAAATCCATTTTTATTAAATTGGTAATTAAAATTAATAAGTGTACCTGGAAGTGTTGGATTTATTATATTAGGTATTAGTACAGGAACTATTTCGGTCTTTTGAGGTACATAAGTCGTACTTCCTCCCGTATAGTTTTGTACATCATAAACTTTATTTATATCGTTAGTAATTGGGTCATACGCGTTAACATAATCAAAATCTTTCCATATCCCATCAAGAATATCTCCATTACCTACTTTATCTTCTTTGTATCTATGCCATATTGAACCGTACTTTAATAGCCAAAGATAAGGTATTTTATGAAGAGCGGCAAACTTACTTAAACCCGCATAAATATTATCTCCCCATTTTACCGTATCAACACCAGCATCGCTAGTGTTTTTTGTTAAATATTTCTCACTCAATGTTGGTAGTGGCAGTGAATTCAAATATATATAACCTAAACCAACATATGGATTTACCTCTTGATTTGTTTCACCCGATACCCCCTTCAATATCGCATTAGTAAAATAAGGAGTATTCAATAGAGACGTTGTCTGTATTGTTGTTAAATTGTTTGTTGCAGTATTATAATCAGTCCCATAATCTATTGGGCTTTCCGTTAAATAAAAATCTTTATTTTCTCTATTTAAATAGTAATCCTTAACCTCAGCATTTGTTTGATACTGCGTACTATCACTATTATTACTAGTGTTTTGATTTGGATTTGACGGGTAGTTTTTATCGTATTGGTAATAAGTGATAAAATTATTTTTATATCTTACATCATCAGATGATTGGTCATCAAACGTCGCAATACTCTTTTTAAGAATATTAAAATTCATAACACCAGTAGTACTATTAGCACCATCAATATATGATATATCTTTACCTTTAGAAATGTTTTTTTGTAGCCAATCAAGATTATTAAACGGATACACATCCATTAACGTAGTGGCATTTGATGACGTTCCCGTAATATAAGTTTCTAAATCTTTTACTGACTTTGTTGATGATATCACCTCAACCGAATTTGTATTCATACTTTCTTGACTATAGATACCAAAATCGTGTTCAATATAACCTTTTATATAATTTTGAGTATATATGTCTCTTGCCTTTCTAGCAAAATAACTACCTTCACCATTATTAGAAATTGATAAAAGGTATTGATTAAAAGTTGACGCATTAAATTTAAATTCCTTTAATATTTTCATTAATTCAGGAATATTATCAACACCTTCTTTAATGTTTGAAGATTCGAAATCTGCTAACACAGGATACATATTTTTTCTAAAATCATTATTTCTAACAACTTTACTATAGTTAGCCCCTAAGTAGGTTCTTTCAAATATTTCATAGAAAAATGAAACATATTCTTCATTGGTATATGGCGAATTATCGAACGGGAATTCTACTGAATTTATTCCAATATAGTTAGTGACTTGGGTTTCATTACCATAATTTATATTAATATTAGGTTTGTCTTTTTCTAAAGACGCTGTAATATATTCCTCAGTAAATTGTATTTCAGGCCAAACATTATGGTTCCATCCCTGTAACGTAGTAACCACTGCGGGGTCACCCGGATAAGTTAGAGTATATTCAGTTTTGTTATCAACCGTCTCTTCAATAAAATATTGTGGCCACGGATAAACTATTTGACTATTTTGTAAAGTAGGTGCTTTACCATCAACTTTCACAGTCTTTAATGAAGCTTTAGACGCATCAACACCAAAAGATTTTTCAGATGGCATAATTGCGGTTAACCTCACCGGGTTATCTCTAACGTCCCACGCCCTTCTATGAGTCTCATCCATTAATCTATAAAACGCCTCAGCATTTGCACATATAACCGCTAAGACATTATTCATTGTTGGATTAAATCCTAATCCCACATCTGAACTTACAATTTTTTTAGCTAATGCCTCAGATAATTTTGTTTCAATCTCTTCCTTTAATCTTTTAAATGTGGTCTCAATTTTAGCTAATTTAGCTAAAAAACTACCATTTTGAAAATTTGAACTTTTTATAACGTTACCAAACGCAATGAGTTCCTTCTTTGATTTCTGTAATTCACCATCAGGTCCGACCGCGGTAGTTGAAACCTTAAATTCTGCCTTAATATCTCCTTCAAATACTTTTAATTGTTCTTCTGTTGGTTCATTACCATTACGTGTAATATATGTTGCCTTATAATCTATTACCTCTGGGTTCGTAATTTCTTCTATTAAGTCACTAGCTTTAATGTTAACCGCAATTTTTGAAGGATTTGACTTACCTTCTATCTCATAAGTACCGGGAAGAAAGAACGTTGGGTTATCTTGTAAGGATTTATTACCCTCATCAATAGCAATTTTTAATTTTGATATTGCATTCCTACGTCCTTGTTCATCAAGGTCTTTTTTTAACCCATATAACGTGGTCGCCTTAGGATTATTTTTAACGTATATAGAAGAGACGTCAACAAACTGATTAAACCAATTTTTACCAACATCGGGGTAAATACTTCTTCTATATTTTGTAATGGCTCTCTCATAATTAACAACATTAGTTAAAACTGACATATCTTCTTTAGAATACGCCTCCATAACATAACGATTAAAGTACTCTAACCTCATTCTCATTTGATTAAGAGTAATTTCAGGAAAATCCTCACTTACTAAACCTTTAGCTTTATATAAAGAATAAACTTCTTTTATTTTTTCCATTCCTTTAGTGGTATCAATCTTATCAATTGCAACTGTACCTCCCGCAGGTACCCCCTTGACGTTTTCAAGTTCATAACTTTTTGGGTACATATGTGGTGTAGTGTATAGATAATCTAATAACGTATCTTTTAGAAAGGCGTGTGACCTAGCAACATATGAAGTTGTTATTTTATAACTACCGTCTGAAGGTTCAAATCTGGCGTTAAAATCTTTTAACATTAACTCTAACTTAATCGCCTTACCATAATGACCTTTTACAGTTAAAATGAATATTGGATACGGTAAATTCATGAATATTGAATATGGTGACTTATCACCTCTTTCAAATAAAACTCTTCCCTGCACATCAGTCATTTCAATAGTAACTGTAGGAACATTTGCTGGATTCATTTTTATGTTGATTCGGGTAATACCTAACAATTGTGTATCAACACCTCTTCCTGAACTAAAAATGTCATTTTCACCCATATTATTTTGTCCAGGTAAAAATTGGTCAGTCCATGTAGAATCAAAATATTTTGGGTCTTCAGAGTCTTTACCTCCTAAGTTAACATTGGGTTCTTTTTGGTTTTGTGGATTACCCTCCATAAAGTTAACCTTTAATTGAGCTACCCCTACATTTTTAACACTATCCGAGTAATTAGACCCAATAGCCAATTTTGTTCTCGGTATTACTCTTGCCTCTAAGTTTGCGTAGGTTATTAAATTTTCTTGTTTGACATTGCGTTCTTGAACAGTGCCGTCAGAGTTGACAACTTTGTTGGGGTCAATTAGTACAACATTATCATATTCGGTTTGAACATAGACCTTATCGTTACCGAAAAATTTATTATCTGCCATAGTAGAAGAAATGTTGTTCCACTGCCGCTTTGTAGTCCTGTAAAGAATTTGTTAGGGGAAATGGTATAAAAAGTAGAGCGTTATCAGGTATATTAGACTCCAAACCACCATACTGTGGATTCGCGGCTAATATTAACCAACCAAAATACGGTGATTCATAAAACTCATAACTTAGTTTATCTAACCTACTACGACCAGTCCTAAAAATAAATCTTTTATCCGAAGGTTTTGAAGGTATTCTAACAAACGGAACCACTGATTGTTGTCCGTTAACTAAAAAGTCTGTATATCTGTTCCAATATCTCATAATTAATTAAATGTTACTTTTCCGTTGTATGATTCTGCAGTACCTTTATTTAATCCAGAATACAGTTCGTTAAAGTACCCATCTCTAACTGAATTTATGTTCTCTTTAGGTACGTTTATATAATAAAATATTCTTTCTTTTTCTTTAGTAAATGGTGAATAGTCGTTAAACTTCCTAACTGAACTACGTTTACTAAATCTGTCTAACTCTCTTTCAGTTTTTCTTTGTACTTTTTCATAGTTCCTTTGTAAGTCATCAACAAGATTATTAACGTATCTATCCCATTTATTGATGTTACCTAACCTATCATTCAATAGTTTTAATATAACCGTGTCTTTATCGTTTAATATTTTTTGATACATAGCATTCATAAAACGAGAGTAATATTGACCCTCATCTTGGTATTCAATCGAAAATGAGTAATCAGGTTTAAATGGTTTTTCGACTAATTTTTTATTATCGTCAAATATTTGGTCATAAAACTCCTTTAAGTCAGTACTTAAAGTCACCATATCATTTTCCATTTCTTCGTATGTGTTATTTGCGTTTTTAGAGGTTTTATCAACACTGTCGGTCGCCTCTAATTCTTGTTGTACATTTCTGGCCTTATCCGCAAACCCATCTGTATTAGTCATTACAAAACTTATTTTATCTATGGTTTCGATTAGACTTAATTGATTATTTACAACTTTTGGCATAACACTCATATAATCTGATATGTAATTTGGTTTAACTTCATTAATCAAAGTGATTATGTTAAATTTATATAAATCTATATCGGCATTTGTAAAATTCTTTTTATCTATCTTTTTGAGTAATGGTGAATTATCATTATTCACATCATCAATTATTTCATCAAAAAGATTATTTATTTTATTTTGTAACTCGTCCTCTTTTGGTTTACCAAATAGTTTGGTATCTGTAGTTGTACCTGTAAATCCATCGGTATAGTAACCTAATGTTTTACCGTCAGTATAATCTCTTTCGTCCGTAAAGTAAGCCAAACCATCTATTGAGTAAGTATTAGCTACTTGAGTTAGCGATTCGGTAATTGAGTTTGCATAATTTTTAACATCTTCAACTGCAGTTGCCATTATTGTTTTAAAAGAAGTTTGACCACTAGTCGTAGTCGCGGTAGTTGTAGGATAAGTGGTTAATTCGTCAGTTTTAATAGTCCCAATCGTAACACCTTTAGTTGGTATGTCTTCATTAGTTGGTCTATTATCTGAACCAAAAGTTACGTTACTTTCTATAGATTCCCATATCTCTTGATTTAATTCATCCCTCTGTTCTGTAACTACAGACCTATCATCATAAACCTCTGTATTGGCATAATAATTAAATGAAAGTGCGTTTTGTAATCTATTTACGGGTTCTTTCAATCCTTGACCACCTATAAAGAAAAATGACATATTAATGTCTGCTAACATCGGTTGAACTCCTATTCCTTCGGGATTTAAATCGAACATTAATGGTTCATAACTGATAGATATTTGATTAATCGCAATTTTAGTATGATAGAAATCGCCAATTCTTAATATACATATTGGTGGAGCCCCAAATGATGTGTTCTTGGCATTAAACTCAGTTGGTCTACCATCATCACCTATTACGGGTATAGTGTCACCAGGTCTAATACATTGTTGTAAAAAAGTAAGTCTTGAATTTAAACCTTCAGGTGTTATAGAGTGAAATGCCGGTTGGAAGTACTTTATTTTTTCCTTTATACCACTATAAACCATCGGTGAACTTTCCTTCACTAAATTAAAGTAATCACACTCAGTCAGTAATTTTCTAACTATTATCTTTGCAACTTCCTGTTTTTGTTTTTCAGTTTTTGTTGGTTGTTTCATAACTGGTTTCTCAGGCGTTACAGTCCCCGTATCAGTATCAACTACAGGTGGTGTACTTTCTTCATCAGTTACCGGAACCTCTTCTTGATACGGTGTTTCAACAACACTGTTAAAAAATACTCTTCTACAACCCATCGCCTGTGGTGAAAATACCTCATCACCTTGAGGTAATTCTTGCGTACAATCGACACCATTAATAGTTACCTGTTCTCCCGACGCAACCTCTTTAATCTTAAATTTATCCTCATCTTTCCACTGTTGTAACGTTTTGGTACTATTTGAAGGTTTTAACGGTAACATATATTGTATAACACTATCAATTCTTCTGTTTGATAATGCTTTATTATAGTTAACATCATTAGGTGACGATGCCGAACCTTGTAATAAGACTTCAACTGTAGAACCCGCATTTAACGCCTCTCCAACTCCTTCGATAAATTTTAAAGTCCCATGTAACGGTCCTTTATCTCCGTTAGGTCCCGGTAATATGTTTTGCTCATAAAACTGATTAACCCCTACTTTATTTTCGGCCGTGGCTGTTGAATCGTATTTTGACTGTCGGGCAATATAATTACTTAATGTAACTTCATAAGACTCATCGGCAGTCGTTACGGTAGCATCTTGTTTACCAGGTATATCATTATCAAAATAGTATGAAAACTCGTATGTATCCTCCTTAACTTTATCAATATACTCAACAACTGCGGGGTCCTCATCTCCAGGTATTTCAGTATTTATAAAATCAAAATTTTCCTTAACTTCTTCAGGTACGGGTGAATTGACAATTATTTCGTAAATATCACTATAAGTAAATTGGGGATATCTTAAGGCTAATTCATATATATCGTATTTTCTACAACCAGCAAAGAATGAATCTACAATACCCGTCACTTTATTATTATTACTTTGATTTGCCAATTCTTTATCCACAATAGCATTTAATATTGATGGGTGGTCAACAACAATCTTCCAACTTAAATTACCATTTCTTGTTGTATTATTATACGTGTAAATTGGTTCAGGTCGACCTAAGAATTCATTTGTATTCCAATTAGCTGAGTTTGTTTCACTTACTTTCATATCGTAAGGTGGAAACCACATTATCCTACCACCATTAGGTCCTCTCTCACAATGTGGTAGGTCTTGGTAGGTAAACCCCTTTTTTCTTGAGGTTCTCCACGCTAAATTTTCTAAAGAGAACATGTATTTTTTAACTCCTTCCCCTTTAGGACTAAAATCATTACCCGTTACGTTTGTACTTTCATTACCCCTCATTGGTGCAATGTTTAAATTATATGTACTATCTAACACTGAGTAAGTAAAACGTCTATTCGCGGTTGTAATTCCCTCAGTTTTTTGTAAATCGCCCATTGAGTAATATGGGGTGTCTTTAGTAAATACACGACAATACTCCTGTCCAATGATATCACCATCAACATCTTTATAGGCAATTACTCTTGAACCTTTTGTCAGCTCCCTCGTACCGTCATGAAACACTTTTGATACTTGGTCGATGGCGTTACCAACATGTTGTAGTTTTCTAACTCCTACTACCTCATCGGCCGCGTTAATTAATTTTTGTGTATTATCTAATATAGAACCTTTAGTGTATTGGTAGTTTCCAGAACCATCTACTGATTGTGTAGCGGTAAAAGTATTTTGAACCCCTTGTTCATTCCAATCCGTATCAATAGTACCAAAAAACTCAGCACCTTTACCAACTTTTTGTCCAGCTCTATCTTTATATTTTGGTGAAACCCAAGTAAATCCTCCTTGTAATCCTCCATCATCGTATGTTGAGGTTTGATTTAAACCAAATTTATATTGATTATCTTTTTCTTCGTTTTCGTAAATTTTAGCCACCTCGTCATAACCATATACGGGTGTTTGAGTTTTATTACCATCTCTATCTAACGGTAATGACTCCGCAGGTGCAACAACATCTCTCATTTCTTGTTGTGAACTACCTACGTAATAATTTTGTTTAGGTACCTTTGTAAATAAATCAGTTAAGAAGTTTTTGTTGTAATCAGGTATATAACGGTTTAATCTAAGTCCATGAAAAAGCCTTGAACGTTGACCACCACCCGTATTATCCAAGAATATTTGCATTCCCGTTTTTTCGGTTGGTAACTTTAAAACACCTCTCTTATCAAATAACCCTGTTATTTTATTGGCTATTTGATTTAAATACATTTGTTTTGGTTCAGAACTAAAGTAATCTCCAGGTATCCACGAATAAGGTGAATACACACCACTAACCCTACTAATGAAGTCTAAACCTTTACCAATTAAACTCTTAGGTACTGAGATTTTCCAATCTCTCTCAATAATAGATTTATTACCTGTGACGATACCGAGTAAATCAAATGGGTCTGTTAACGCATCTATTGCGTTTACTCTACCTATAGTTTGTTGATACGTTTCTTCGGCTATTCGATATTGAAACTCCGTCTTAAGTGATTCTGCAGCAATTCTCGCTAAATCAGAATCTTGAGATAATGAACCGTTATCCCCTTGCGGGTTTTGACTTGTTAATAATATAAATGGATTGTATGATGACGCAATAAAAGTATTATACGGACTTTTACCAACTAAAGCCGGTATTCCTTGACTCATATCTAAATTTAAGGTATTACTAAAACTCGTTACTGAATTTATAAAAGTAATGTCATCAATAGATTTAGGTTCACCAAAACCACCTTCAGGCCCATATTGGTTTTTAACATAAGCATAGTTCCCTTCATCGGAACCAATTACTTCTACCTCTTGAGAGTCAATAACACCAATATCATTTATAATAACTTCACTCTGCCCTGGTTGTGATGCAGGAGTAAAACCATCACTATTATATGGTTGTAGATTTTTTACTAATAATTTTTTTCTAAAATTTTCAGTAGAATCAAATGATAATGGACTTAATGACATCTATATATTCTTTTTAGATAAATAGATGGTAACATAATTTTGTGTAAACTAAAAGAATAGATTATACAAAGATACCCCACCAATATTATCCCATACCCTGTACACCAGTTACTGGACCACCATACGTTCCCGTTTTATTAAGTAGTTGAGAACTAATTGCGGCCATAGCGTCTGGATTATTGACTAAATACGTCGCTAATTGTTCTTTAGTCATAACTGAATTAGTTGGCATATTATCAAGTTTTAAATTAACCTCCCCGCTCACATTAAGATTAGAGTTAGATGCGATAGCACTTGTTGTGGGCTCATTAACGTTAAGGCTTGAGGTATTTAAATTATTCACTGTGAAGTTATTTCTCTCAGAGGTTTCATTACCTCCTTGACCATCATTATTTCTCTCACCGGTTTCATTACTTTCTTCGTTAACCTCTTGAAATCCTGTATTATTTCTTTGGAGAGTAGCCTTAAATATTCCATCCGTACTTGTATCGATTTTTTCTAAATAGTCTGTTACATCTTCCCATCCGGTTTGCATCATCTTTAAAAGTGCCTCTCCATTCATCACTTTAAGTGCTTCTTCGAGACCTCTACTTATCGCATCACTAGCGGTACCAATACCCGTAACTACCGCATCTACAATCTCTTTAGCCGTATCATCGTCAAGTTTTAATTGGGTCTCTACCTGACCTGCCATATCTACAATTTTTTGTGGTACCTTAATTTCTTCTTCTCGTTTTAAAAATTCAGTAGTTAATAAGTCTTGTGCTTTGGCCGCGTCTTCGGCAAAAGTTTCAAAACCACCACTTTTTACTAAGTTTAATGTTGTTAAGTTTACTAAAGTATTTTGAGCCGCCTCTATTTGGTTAAGATAACCCATAGACTCTTTAGCTACATCCAATTCTGACATCTTATTAACATCTAACATTTTCTCTAATTGAGTATAGTCATTAGCCGTTAAATCATTAAAACCTTCTCCAATCTTTTTAACTGTACCATCAGGCATAGTTATTTCTAAATTACCATTAGCCCCAATTTTACTCATATTAGCAATAAGTTCTTTTTGTTCTTCAGGAACAGAATTCATATTACCTAATATGTCTAATTTTTTAGTTTTTTGAGCTGCCATCATAGCCATGTTGGTCATTTCCTCATATCCCAGTTTGGCTAAACCAGCAGCCTCTCTAAGTCGATACATCTCAGTAACAGGGATATCAAATTCACCCGTTTCTTCGTTAAAACTCACTGACGCCGCCGCCATACCAACAACACTATCTTGTAGACCTTCCATATCCGTTTGAGCCATGTGAAGTAATTGGAATGGGTCACCTAGTTTACCAATGGCACCACCTAACATTTGAAAACCTGCGGCAACTTCAATAGCCTTATCGGGGTCCATTAAAGAATCTGCTAAACTAACGGTTTTAGACATATCAATCCTTAAAGATTGTGCTTGTGCAACCATATTAGAAAGACCGTCTACTCCATCTTTAAAGTTATATGATAC